AAGGAATTTTTCTTGATTGCACCCTAGATATTCCAACATAAGACAACCCAACAACTTTTGAAGGAACTTTTAAAATGGCACTACCAAATAAAATAATGGCGGGTTTTAGCGCGGCGTTGTATGCCCAATCGGGCGCGACACCTACCGCACTAACACTTACCCAACTTTCAACCCTTGGAAATGTTGCACCTATTGCAGTTATAGGCAACCTAATTCCAGTAGAAGCAGTACCCGCATTTGGTCAAGATGATGCCGTTGCTAGTTTCGGTGTAGCGGGTTCGCGTCAATCTGACAAAATCCCAACGCAATCCGCACCAACATCACTTAGCGTTACCGCCGCATGGAATCCTAGCGACACAATGCTTTTGCTGATGCGCGGCGATGCGTATAGCGGCTTGATTGACCGTACTTTTGTAGTTAGTGCTACCGAAGGGTCAAACATTGTTTATTACGCCTTTAACGCCCGCGTAAGCCAGTTTACGATTGATTCAAGCCCTAGTGCTGAAGCCAAATGTAATTTCACCATTCACCCCCGTGGAAATCTCTACGGTTGGTCTAACAACGCCTAAAGGAATATCATGGCTATACCAAATAAAGTTTTAGCGGGTTTTAGCGCATCGTTGTATATGCAAAGCGCGGCAACGCCTACGCCACTTACAACGGCAAACCTTTCCGTATGGACAGGGCAAGTTACAACCATCGTAGGCACGGCGGCTAACGGTACTGGCGGCGCGGGTGTTTTGTTGCCCGTGGAAGCCGTACCCGCTTTTGGTCAGGATGATGCGGTTGCATCTTTTGGCGTTGCGGGTTCACGCCAAAGCGATAAGATTCCTACGCAATCTGCGCCTACATCGTTAAGCATTACCGCGGCTTGGAATCCAAGCGACACCGCGTTATTGCAAATCCGTTCTGATGCCTACAACGGTACGGTTGACCGTACTTTTGTGGTTGCCGCGGTTGACGGTGCTAATACGGTTGCGTATGCGTTCAATGGTCGCGTTTCACAATTTACAATTGATTCAAGCCCAAGCGCAGAAGCAAAATGCAACTTTACAATTCATCCGAGGGGCAACCAATACGGTTGGTCTAATAACACATGATGACCGTAGAAGAAGCCGTAGAAGTTCTAAGCACTACCTACCAATCGCTTGATGCGGTTGCACAAGGGATGGTAGTAGATGCCGAAGAACTAGAAGATGCCATTGCCGCCGCCGAAGCAGATTCAGTAGAAGCGGTATGTTTAAAAGTTCTAAGTAAATACAATACATAATATGCAAACGACAATAAAAGACAGTAACGATTTGTTGAACTTTTTAGTAGCCCAATCCGATTCGCGTAAGGATTGGTTTGGGTTTACCGCACAAAAATTAACTGCTATTTCGTTGGCGCATGACATTGCCGCAAACCATGCGGATAAGTTTACGCCCGATGAAATCGTTGATTATGTGCATACGCTAAACAACGCGTTGTACCAAAAGATTATTAAGCCAATGGGTTAATTATGTCGGGCGTTACCTACAAAATCGAAGGCTTGAAAGATGTATTAGCCGCGTTTGAGGAACTAGCCACAGATATTGGCGACAAGAAAGCGCGAAGCAAGATTCTAGTACCCGCGGCACGGGAAGCAATGAAGCCCGTGTTAACAATGGCTAAGATGAACGCGCCTAAAGATAGTGGCGACTTATCTAGGACAATGCAAATTGAAGCCCGCCGCCCAACTAGAAAAGACATTCGTTCTAAATACATCACCGAAAAAGATACGGTGATTGCTTTGGTAACAACTAAAGCATTTCCCAAGAAACTTAAAAAAGAATTCTACGAACAAAATGCGTCTTTATACGAATCAGATAAAGCGCAATACAACCGAAATTTAAAAGAAAGAAAAAGGCAAGTTGGCGTTTTATCGGATGCCCGTGCCATAGCACAAGAATTCGGCACGGCTAGAAATGGCGCACAACCGTTTTTACGCCCTGCTTTGGAATCCCAAGCCAATCAAACCGCCAAGCGGCTAGGGGAAATTTTAGCAAGGCGAATCAGTAAATACAGGATAAAAAATAAATGACAAAATTTAGTTCAGCGTTTGGCGACAAGTACCAAACAAACAAAAAGAATATGCTTACCCGTTCATTTGAATTGGGCGGGCATACTTTTAAAGTTAGCATACCGTTAATGATTGAATCGGATGCTATCTATAAAAAAGTTTCTAACCCTGATGAAGAAACAATAGAAAAAATCTACCAAGAAATTACCGCCCCATTGCGGCAGTTTGAAAACAACCAAAGCGAAGATTTCCAATTTACGGATAATGATATTTTGGTTGAAGGGCGTTCTATGCGCGAAGCCGCCAAAAACAAAGCCATCACCGAAGCCCGCATTACTGAATTCTTTAAGTTGTTAGTTCCTGAAATGGAAGGCATAACCCTTGAAGATTTGACCTATGCCGACATACAAGAAGAATTCCCTATCGCCGTACAAATGATGATTGTGGAAAAGATTGGCGAAGTGATTAGCCCAACCTACAGGGAAGCGCGGGGAAACTGATAGGCTCGTTGAAAAGCCAATGCCTAGCCGCAATGATTTTCAACGGGCATACCCTAGACACAATAAACGAATTAGATGATGTAACCTTGGCAAACATTCAAACAATGTATGCCGATGGATTGATTGGGAATTACGGCGTTCTTACGCAATTGGCAACCCTGACAAACGGGGTATTTAATTACATGAGAGTGGCAAGTTCGCCCCCATATAAACTAGCCAACATTTTGGGTAGTGCGTATGATTACATCTACCCGCCTTTAAGTGATGATATAAAAAAGGCGGCAGTAAATGATAGCCTATTAGCATTTATGCAACAGGCGCAAGGATTTGATAAAACATTGTTTGGGGTAAAAGATGGCTAATATGATTGCCCGCCTTGGTGTAGCCCTAGGCATAGATACCGCGGAATTCAATAGAGGTATTGAAGCCGCGGGAAAGAAGTTAGAACAGTTTAGCGAAGCCGCCGAAAAGTTTGGCAAGATGGGCGCGGTTGCCTTGGTTGCCGCTAGTGCCGCCGCACTTAGATATGCCGATGAACTAGCCGATGTAGCCGAAGCCAACGAAGTAGCCATAGGCACGGTTTTACAGTTATCTAACGCCCTTGCAAATTCAGGTGGTAAAGCCGACAACGCGGGCAAGATGTTATCCGCGTTTGCCAAGTTTATTGACGATGCCGCGGGCGGTTCAGAACAAGCGCAGAAAACCGCTAAAGCATTAGGCGTTACTTTGCAAGACTTGGGCAAACTTTCCCAAGAAGAATTGCTAAACAAACTGGTTGCTAACTTAGCCAAAGTTGAAGACCCGATTACGCGCAATGCCAAGGCAATGGAGATTTTCTCTAAAGCCGCCAAGGGCGTTGACATGGTTGGCTTTGCTGAAAAAATTGCAGAAACCAACCCGCTAATTCAAGAACAAGAAAAAGCAATTAAAGCCGCGGCAGATACCTACGATTTGTTGGCGCAAACATCCCGCGATGTAATGTTGGTATTGGCTACGGAATTAGGGCCAATCCTAAAGGCTACCGTTGATTACATGAAAACATTAGGTGATAGCGGCGTATCACTTAGCGGTATTTTTAAAACTGTATTTCAAACGGTTGCGGTTTTAGGTTCTGAAGTTGGTTATTTCTTTAAAGCCATCTTTGATGAAATTGGACACACATACAACAACGCGGTTACTTTAGTAACCAAAGGCGTTGATGCCGCAATTGAAGCCAACAAGAAATACAACAATTCTGTTTTGGCGCAAAGAATTCAATTAGATTTGTATCAAGCCAATGTAATGGGCGTTCCCCAATACGGAAATTCAATTGATGCGTTAGCGGCAAAAGGTGTTTCAAAACCTAGCACCGCATCGGGCGGGCGTTCTGTAACTGATGCCGCTGAAAAAGAAAGAAAAAGATTAGCAGAAGCCGCCGCACGGGAAGCAAAGCGATTAGCCGATGCCGAAGAAAGAGAAAGATTAAGGCTACTAGAAAAATACAGAAGTGAACTTAAAGAACAAGATAAAAATGCAACAAGGGCAGAATACCAAGAAGTTACGGCATATCAAAATGCTATAGCAACAATCAGGGCAAAAGAACACGCCTTGAAAATTCAAAATGATATTGCATTGATAGAAAAAACAACGCAAGATTTAAGAAGTGAAGATATAAAACTTGCAAAAGAATTGTATTTAAATGAACAACAACGGCTAGAAAATATTAAAGAAATACAACAAAATAATATTTTAGATGCCGAATCAAAAGAACATTTAGTTTCACAAGAAAACGCATTAGCCGATGCAACCGAACGCTACCTACGCGCACAAAACCAAGCAGTTAAAGCGCAACGCGAAGGCACAAGCGAACAAGGCTTTATGAAAGAAGGCGCAAAGTTCTTTAGGGACTTGCCAACCGAATTAGAAAATGGCGCAAAGGCTTTTGGTTCTGTAATGGGCAACATGGAAAGCGCATTAGATAACTTTGTTCGCACGGGCAAGTTATCGTTTAAGAGTTTGGCGCGTAGCATCATTCAAGATTTGATTGCCATTCAATTGCGGGCATCAGCAACGGGTTTGTTTAAATCATTGTTTGGAATGTATGCAAGCGGCGGCTTTGGTACTGGCAACGCATACGGCAATCAAGACCTTGGCGGGTTCTTAGCCGATGGTGGTTCGGCTAATGCCAATACGCCGTATGTTGTCGGCGAACGCGGGCCTGAACTATTTGTTCCCCGTTCATCAGGTACAGTAATTCCTAATCATGCTTTAGCGGGCGCGGGCGGTACTACGATGGTCACAAACAACTACATTAACGCCATTGATACCAAATCGTTTGAAGAACGCTTGTACGGCAGTTCTAATGCGATATGGGCGGCAAATCAGTATGCCAATAAATCGTTGGCGGTGAATAGGGGTCGGGCATGAGTTTCCAAACCATTTTTGATATACAACAATCAATGACGGTTAACAACCGCCGTATGGTTGGACAACAAGTAGCCCGTTCGGGTTATATCACCGTAGCGCAATACTTAACCGCCGTGCCTTGGGTGTTTACTATCCAACCCCATGCCTACCTTTACTATCCGCAAGTTCGGGATATTATCCAAACTATTGATAACAGGGATAGGCAATTGCCTGAACAAATTAGTTTTGCAAGTACAAATCTACAATGGTTTGTAAAGATGCGTGGAACGGCTACGGCGGCAACCTTAAACGGTGCGCCCGCGGCTAATACACAAACACTTGCGCTAACTTCTAACGGTACATTTAAAGCGGGCGATTTCATTATGATTAGCGGCTATGTGTACAAGATTACCGCGGATAGCGCGGGTTCATCGGTAAGCATACATCGCCCGTTGATTGGTACGCCCGCATCGGGTACAACTGTTTTCTTGGGAACTGCTTGTACATTTAATGTTGTTGCAGAATCATGCCCAACATATACATTAAACCCAATGACTGATGGCGCATTTGTGCAATGGGATTCGCCGTTTGTTTTTAGAGAATACATCGTATGACAACAATTAACGCGGTAACTGGTTATCAAATCAACCATGCGGAATTTGTAAAACTTACCGTTGGTACTGCGGGAACTGTTTACACATTCTGCAACGCCGCCGCGCCTATCACGGTTGGCGGCATTACCTTTTCAAACCTTGGTGCGCTACTTAGCGTTGGCGATGTTCAGCGCGATATTAAGGCTACATCGGATGACATGGCTATTCAATTAACGGGCATCAACCCAAGCAATGTAGCGTTGATTTTAAGCAACGACATTAAAGGTTCATTGGTAGAAGTATGGCGCGGGTTCTTTGATTCAAACAACCAAATTATTACTACGCCTACAACGCAGTTTTTTAAACGCTACCAAGGCATCATCAATAGCGTTTCTATCACAGAAGATTTTAATTCTGAAGCGCGTACACGCATTGCAACTTGTTCTATTTCGTGTTCATCAATGCGGCGTGTTTTGGAAAACAGATTGTCGGGCGTTAAGACAAACCAAAACAACTGGCAATTTATTTATAGCGGTGATACATCAATGAACCGCGTAAGTGAAATTTCAAATACATTTTTTGATTTTGGTTCACCGCCTAAAACAAATACACAATCAAGCGATACTACAGTAACAGATACAGGATACGTTGACCCGCCATGATAAGACCCGCAACAAGATACGACATACCTAGATTGTTAGAAATTGTAGAGGCTTACGCTTATGAAAACCCTATTAAAAAACTTGGTGAATCGCATAATCACTTTCCCCGCTATGTTGAAGAACTATTGTTTAGCATCATTCAAGGGCGTGGGTTCATTTATATCGATTCGCATCACAGGGGCGCGATTGTGGCTTATAAAAGTTCTAACATTTGGTCGCCAAAAGTAAAAGAATTAAACGAATTGCTTTGGTGGGTAGAACCCGAACATCGTAACGGAACAATTGGCGGTAGGCTTTGGAAAGCGTTTGATGAACGCGCAAAGGAAATGTTAAAAGCGGGCGATGTAGATTTTGTTTGTACATCAATTTCGGCTAACGGCCCGTTTATTGATTACACGCGCAGGGGATACAAAGCCCTTGGCGCAACTTTTGTTAGGGAATGAAATGGTTACAAGTTTAATTATAGGTTTAGAAGCAATTGGCTTTTCTACGGCAATGGCAACCTTTGCCGTTAACTTTGCCGTTTCTTATGTTGTTACCCGTGCCTTTGCAGATAACCCCGAACAACAACAAGACATGGGCGTAAGGCAACAAGTACCGCCAAGCGCGGTTAACGCTATTCCTATTGTGTACGGCAATGCCTACATGGGCGGCACATTCGTTGATGCGGTGCTGACAACTGACCAAAAAACTATGTACTATGTTTTGGCTATTTCAAGTATTAGCCCCAATGGGCAATTTGCTTTTGATACCGCAGATATGTACTACGGTGATAGAAAGATTACTTTTGATGGTTCAGATTTAACAAAGGTTGTTAGCCTTACCGATGAAGCGGGAAATGTAGATACAAAGATTAGCGGCAACCTTTACATCAATGTTTATACATCTACCGCGGGCGGTACTATTACATCCTCTAACGGCGCATCAGCACCTAGCACGGTTATGGGCGGCTCTGATATTGCCGTTGGTCAGCGTTGGACAGGCACAAGGCAAATGAATGGTTTAGGCTTTGCCATTGTCAAACTAATTTATAACCGCGATGCTGATACGACACAATTACAACCTATCACATTTAAAGTAGCGCATACGCTAAACGGAACAGGCGTAGCCAAAGCGGGCGATGTTTGGTATGACTACATGACCAACGCGGTTTACGGCGGTGCGGTAGATGCGGCGTTTGTTAATAGCACAAGCGCAACCGCGTTAAATGCTTATGGCGACCAAATTATTACATTTACAAATAGTAGTGGCGTACCATCTACGCAACCGCGTTACCGAATCAACGGCGTGTTAGATGCGGGGCAAACTGTATTAAGTAACATCGACCGCATAATTTCATCTTGCGATTCTTGGATGACCTACAACGCCGCGTTGGGTCAATGGTCAATTGTTATTAACAAAGCAGAATCTACCGCGTATGCTTTTAATGACAACAACATTATTGGCGAAATTCGCGTTAGTGCAACCGACATTACAAGTTCAATTAACCAA